TGTAAATATGGGGATAACTTTGTGTATCTAAAATTAGATGCTGAAAAAGGTATTGTTGGGTGTATGCAATTACCAAACATTGAAATAGAACGTTTGGAAAGAGGTATGGCGGCAAAATCAGCGAATGTTGATGAACCGGCAGATAGTAAAGGTTTACGTTTCAAGTGGAAAGTTAAAGACATGGAATTTAATTCATGGGAGATTGCTCACTTTAGATTATTAGGTGATGACAGAAAACTTCCGTATGGAACTTCTATGTTGGAAAAAGCAAGACGTATTTGGAAACAATTATTACTTTCTGAAGATGCGATGTTAATCTATAGAACATCAAGAGCACCTGAAAGACGTGTATTTAAAGTTTATGTTGGTAATATGGATGATAAAGACGTTGAACCATATGTACAACGTGTTGCCAATAAATTTAAAAGAAGTCAAGTGGTTGATTCTCAAACAGGAAATGTTGATATGAGATTTAATCAAATGGCGGTTGACCAAGATTACTTTATTCCTGTTCGTGACCCTGCCGCTCCAAATCCAATTGATACATTACCGGGAGCACAAAATTTAGCGGAGATTGCCGATATTGAATATATCCAAAAGAAATTATTAACAGCTCTTCGTGTACCCAAAGCATTTTTAGGATTTGAAGAAGTGACTGGTGATGGTAAAAATTTATCTTTAATGGATATTCGTTTTGCAAGAACAATCAATAGAATTCAAAAATCTATGATTTCAGAATTAAATAAAATAGCAATTATTCATTTATTCTTATTAGGGTTTGAAGATGAATTATCAAACTTTACTTTAGCACTTACAAATCCATCGTCTCAAGCTGACTTATTAAAAATTGATATTTGGAAAGAGAAAATTTTATTGTATAAAGATGCGGTTGCTGCCATTGAAGGTATTGCTCCGGTATCCGTTACATGGGCTAAGAAACACGTATTAGGTTTCTCTGATGAAGAAATTAAATTAGACTTACAACAACAACGTATTGAAAAAGCCGTTGGAGCAGAGTTAACTAATACCGCAACAATTATCACTCACACAGGTGTATTTGACACTATTGATAAATTATACGCAAGTAAATCCGGAACAACTGCCGTTGGGGGAGCAGCACCCGCACCTCCTGCAGGCGGAGGTGGAGGAGGTAGTTTAGGAGGTCTTGAATCTGATTTAGGTGGAGCACCTGAACCGGGAGGAGCACCTGAACCGGGAGGAGCACCTGAACCGGGTGGACCACCACCAGGAGGTGAAGCTGAACTAACTCCTGAATCAGTAAAACGAGATAATCTCAATATATTATTGGAAAGTGGTAATCTAACTGAAGACGATTCTTATATTGATTTATCTCGAGCAAGAAATTCTTTAGGTGATATTGAGAAAGAATTAGATAAAATCTTAAATGATTGATATTTATAATTAAAAACGAAAATGACAAAGTTTGGAATATTAAAATCGAAGATAGAAAACGTATTACTTGAATCGTATAAAAACGACACATTTAAAAACGAATTAAAAACATTTAAAAAACTTGTATTAGAAAATAAAAATGTTAGTAAAATTTTCTATATGTATGATGAGTTAAACTCTAAAAAGGGTTTAAGTGAATCGTATTCAAGAGAATACATTAACGAATGTATTACTCTATATGAAAATGCGGTAAATAAAGTTATACCGGCAGATTTACAAAAATTAAATATGTGGGTTAAAAATGTTAAATCAAATAACTCATATGAAAATATTGATAACCTATTTTCAACAGATGTTTTAACAATTGAATCTAGAATTAAAAGTAAAAATTTAATTATGGAAAATTTAAAAAAACTTCCTGTTATTGAATCTAAAGGAATAGAATTACCATTATCAACTATGGTAAGTGTGGCAAACAAAACTATTAAAAATTATATTGATGGTTTAAATGAGTCAGATAAAAAAGAAATTATTAAATTACTATCTGAAGATGATAAAGAGTTAACAATTAAATTTGACACTCTTAAAGAAAATGTGGTAGATAAATTAAATGCAATGAAAGATTCATCTGAAGATAATTCAGTGAAAGGTAGAATTGATGAAACACTTACAAAAGTGATATCAGAGAAGTACGACAAACTAACTTATTTTAAACTTAAAAGTTTAAACGAGAATCTTTAATCGTTATCCGAATAATATTTTAATTGAACGTGTTTAGCTTTCGCTAACACGTTTCTTTTTTTTACGGAAGGTTTGATAAATTCTTTTCGTTTATTAAGTTCGGAACTTTGACGTGTCTTGATAACTTTACTTTTATAGAGTTTCAAAGCTTTCTCTATTGATGTATTTTTATCTAATTTAACTATTAACATATAATACATATATATCAAATTAAAGGAAAATTTGACCTCACACCTATTTTTACTTATATTTTTTAAAAATAAAAGAGAAAATATGAAAATTAATGAAAAAGGGGAAAACCTCTCAACTTCACGGTTTTAAAACCGCAAAAGTTGTCTACGGAACAGTTGATTCGGTAAACTTAAAATCACTCTACTTAAACATACAAACATGGGTAGAACCATACTATGAATGTGATAACTGGACCAGAACAGTTTTAAACTTAAGTAGAAGCGTAAAACACTCCGTTTACGAGTCTTTAAATAATAAAATTTTTGATACAAAATTTATTGTAGACCTTGATTTGAGGTCAAGCGGATTAAATTTAGGAAAAAAATCATTTATGAATATTGAAATTAATTTCTTTGTCATAGAAGAAAACCTTGATTTTAAATCAAAACAAATCAAAGATTCATTAATAAAAATAACAAACCAAATCTTTACCGATAACTTTCATGAGAATAATTATTTTAAGTTTTATCTAACTAAAAAAATCAAATACGTTGATGATATGTTACAAATTGAAAATGTTTAATATTTATAAATAAAACATTTAATAATGAATTTAAAAATATTACAACCGAACGAATCAGGAAAAGGTATATTAGTTGAATACGATGCGGGGTATATTAACCCAAAAGACAATCGTAACGAAACTTTAATAAGAGAATCAAACGAAATGCTTGACCACTCAAAACCATTTGAATTTTACGCTGTATTACAAAAATATGATACCCCAAATAGAAATGGTCGATTATACCCTGAACGAATATTAAAAAGAGAAGCTGAGAATTATAAGAAAATGATTAAAAAGGGTACTGCCCTATCCGAGTTAAATCACCCGGAATCATCCCTTATTGATTTAGATAGAGTGTCTCACGCAATCACCGAAGTATGGTGGGAAGGTAATGTCCTTATGGGAAAGATTAAATTATTGACATCACCTGGATACCATGAAAGTGGAATTTGTTCGACCAAAGGTGACTTAGCGGCAAACTACTTAAGACAAGGAGTTACGTTAGGAATATCATCAAGAGGTGTGGGGTCCCTTAAAAAAATTGGAGAACAAAACGAAGTACAAGATGATTTTGAATTAATCTGTTTTGATTTAGTTTCTTCCCCTTCAACTCCGGGAGCATATCTATTCTTAAATAAAGAAGATAAAAATCTATATGATGAGAACTTGGAAGAAGAGAAAAAAATGAGTATTGAAAGACATGTTGGAGATTCAGGTAATAAATCACTTGACTTAATGAAAAAATTAAACGATTATTTAGGATATTAAACTAAATAAAAAAAATTATGGACGAAAAGTATTTCATTGCAAAAATTACATTAGACTCAGTAGATGAGGCATCAGGAAAGATTAAAAAATTAAGAGAAGAAAAATTAGTGAGTGGTTATAACCCAACTGATGTAGAGGCGAAAGTTACGAAAGTTTTCGAACACTACACTATGGAATGGAGAATCACAGCAATTGTTGAAAGTAAAATTGATGAAGTGATAGAATAATAATTTATATTCAATAATTAATTAAGGAGACAGAAATGTCTCCTTTTTTTATGCTTTTATTTTTTTTGTAATATTTATTATTATAAAAAACTCATTATCAAATTAGCAAAAATAATGCTTTTTTGATAATGGGAGATATTTATATATTAAAATAACTTAAACACAAATGGCAAAAGAAAAATCTTTAGTTGAAGAAGCTATCATCCAAATGAAAAATTTGGAAGAAGCGGTAGCTGAAAATGCAAAAGGAATACTTGCTTCGACAATGTCGCAAGAAATCAAAGAACTAGTAAAAGAATCTCTTACAGAACAAGATGATGAAGAGGTTGACACTGAAGTTGACATGGATGACATGGATATGGATACAGATATGGACGACATGGA